GACAAGAGGCAATAGCAGGTATTTTAGAGGTCGCTAAAGCAGGCGAGCATCCACGTGCTTACGAAGTGGCATTAGCAGGTATTAAGAGTGTCGCCGACACTGTGGATAAACTTCAAGACCTAAACATAAAATTAAATAGACTTAAAGAAGTGCCTAAGTCAGCAAATCCACAAATTAAAAATGCTTTGTTTGTAGGATCAACTGCTGAATTACAAAAGATGTTAAGTAAAGAAGATCCAAAAGACATCACACCTAAAAAGGAGTAATAAATGGCAGATAGCACAAATTATCTTGGTAATCCTAACCTTGTTAAGGTTGGTGTTAAGAATGAATATACCAAAGACCAAATAATAGAATATCAAAAGTGTGCCGAAGACCCGATATACTTTATGGTAAATTATATTAAGATTGTCTCACTTGATGAGGGTCTTGTGCCATTTAAGATGTATGGTTTTCAAAAGAAAATTGTAGAGACGATACACAATAATAGATTTACAATCTGTAAGTTACCTAGACAGTCTGGTAAATCAACAACAACAATTTCTTATCTATTACATTATGCTTTGTTTAATCCTAATTCAAATATTGCTTTACTTGCCAATAAATCATCTACTGCTAGAGATATATTAAGTAGATTACAATTAGCATATGAAAATTTACCCAAATGGATGCAACAAGGTGTTATAAACTGGAACAAAGGTAATATAGAATTAGAAAACAAATCAACGATTGTCGCTGCCGCCACTTCTTCAAGTGCTATTCGGGGTGGTTCTTATAACATAATTTTCCTTGATGAGTTTGCTTTCGTTCCTACAAACATTGCCGAGTCTTTCTTTAGTTCGGTTTATCCTACTATATCATCTGGACAAAAAACAAAAATGATTATTGTATCTACACCATATGGTATGAATCAATTTTATAAGTTATGGGTGGATGCTGAAAATAAAAGAAATGATTATATACCAATTGAGGTTCATTGGTCAGAAATACCAGGTAGAGATGAAGCGTGGAAAGATCAGACTATTAGAAACACAAGTGAGGAACAATTTCAACAAGAGTTTGAATGTGAATTTTTAGGTTCAACAAATACTCTTATAAATCCTGCTAAGATTAAAAATATGGCATATATGAATCCTATAAAATCTTCAGGTAGTGTAGAAGTATTTGAAACGCCAATTAAAGGAAATACCTATGTTTGTACAGTTGATGTCGCCAGAGGTGTTGATAAAGATTATTCTGCCTTTATTGTATTTGATGTAACCAAAATGCCTTTTAAGGTTGTGGCAATTTATAAAAACAATGAAGTTAAACCTTTTGTTTTTCCAAATATTATAGATCAAGTTTGTAAAGGTTATAACCATGCTCATATCTTAACGGAAGTTAATGATATTGGACAACAGATCGCCGAAGCATTACAATTTGAAATAGAGTATGATAACATATTGATGACCACACAGAAAGGTCGTGCCGGACAAGTCTTAGGTGCAATGTACAGTGGTCGTGGTTCGTCATTAGGTGTAAGAATGACCAAACAGATTAAGAGAATTGGTTGTGCTAATATAAAGACACTTATGGAGAGTGATAAGATTGCTGTTAATTCATTTAAGATTATTGAAGAAATCTCAACATTTGCCAAAAGAGGTCAGAGTTATCAAGCGGAAGATGGTTCCAATGATGATTTAATGATGTGTTGTGTTATGTTTGGTTGGATATCTAATCAACCTTATTTTAAAGAGTTAACTAACACAAATGCTCGTTTACAAATGTATGAAGATCAACAAAATTTAATAGAACAGGACATGGCACCATTCGGATTTGTAGATGATGGTATCAATGCTCATGAGGAGACAACCATAGATGAATATGGAGATGTCTGGAGTAATGTGGATATACGAAAAGGCATGTAATTCCAAGTTATTATAAATATACTCATAATGAAACTTTGACTATGGGCGTATGAATAATACGATTTTTGAACAATAAAACTAACAATTAATAGGAGAATAACCAATGGCATTTTCAGTATCACCAGGCGTTCTCGTACAGGAAAAAGATTTAACTAGAGTTATACCAGCAGTATCAACATCAATTGGTGCTATGGCAGGTGATTTTCGTAAAGGACCTTTAAATGAGGTTGTGGCTATTTCTAGTGAACAAGAGCTTGTAGCAACATTCGGCAAACCAGATTCAAATAACTTTGAGTCTTTTTTCAGTGCCGCTAACTTTCTACAATACTCTAACGCTTTAAGACTAGTACGAACAACAAACGCAAACATGTCCAATGCAACAGCATCCGGAACAAGTGTACTAATACTAAATAACGAAGACTATCAATCAAACTATTCTACAGGACAAGGTGTTGTAGGAACTTGGGCATCAAGATCAGCAGGAACATGGGGTAATTCACTTTCTGTTTCTGTATGTGAATCAGCTGCCGCTTTTGAAACAAAAGGCGTAACAACTGTAAACGACACTGCAACAGCAGTTGGCGACACTACAGTAGTTCTTACAGACTCATCTGGAATAATCGTAGGAGACGTTGTATCATTTTCGACTACAGCAGCTACAGACGATTACACAGATGGTCACGAATACAAAGTAACAGCAAACGATTCAGGAACAAACACAATCACTATCGTTAGAAAAGAATCAGGAACAAATGGCTTACACGCTGTTTTAACTGACGGAACTAATGTTAGAAAAAGATGGAAATTCCATGACTTTGTTGACGGAACTCCAGGAACATCACCTTATACTTCAAAAAGAGGTGGTTTAAATGATGAAATGCATATCGTAGTCGTAGATGAAGACGGTGGTATTTCAGGAACTCCAGGAGAAGTGCTTGAAGCCTACTCTAAAGTTTCAAAAGGATCCGATGCTAAAACAAGCGAAGGCGGAACAAACTATTATCCAAATGTGATTTTTAATAAATCATCATATGTTTACTGGATGGATCACTCTACAAAGGGTGTTGCTAATAGTTTTGGTTCAGCAGTTGCTAGCAAAGACTTTGACACTACATCAGCAATTACAGACTCAGTAACAACTTCATTATCAATAGGAAATGACGGTTCTAATGCTTCGGCAGGTGAATTGAAACTTGCTTATGAGTTGTTTAAAGACGCTGAATCAGTTGACGTTGGTTTAATCATTGGTGGTCAAACACCTAATGAAACAATTGGAACTCCAGGCGATGGTAAAAATCACGTAAATGATCTTTTACAAATTGCTGAAGATAGAAAAGACGCTGTGGCGTTTGTTTCTCCTCCAAGAAACCACGTTGTAGGAATAACTAACTCAACTATCGTTACTAATAACATCATTAACTTTTTTGAAGATATCAATTCTTCTTCATATGTGATGTTTGATAGTGGTTACAAATATATGTACGACAGATATAATGACGTATATAGATATGTTCCATTAAATGGTGACATGGCTGGTCTAGCTGCTAGAACAGACTTAACAGCTGACGCTTGGTATTCACCTGCTGGATTTAACAGAGGTCAAGTAAGAGGCGTAGTTAAACTTGCTTACAATCCAACTAAATCACAAAGAGATCAATTGTATCCTAAAAGAGTAAATCCTGTGACATTTTTCCCAGGACAAGGAACAGTTCTTTTCGGTGACAAAACTGGTTTATCAGCACCGTCTGCTTTTGATAGAATAAACGTAAGAAGATTGTTTATTGTATTAGAAAAGGCAATAGCAACTGCTTCTAAATTCCAATTGTTTGAGTTCAATGATGAATTCACAAGAGCGAACTTTAGAAACATTGTAGAACCTTTTTTAAGAGAAGTACAAGGTAGACGAGGGGTTACAGACTTTTTAGTAGTTTGTGATGAAACTAACAACACAGGAGATGTAATTGATAGAAATGAATTTGTAGCGGAGATTTTCATTAAACCTACAAGATCAATTAACTTTATCACTTTATCTTTTGTAGCAACAAGAACCGGCGTTTCGTTTGACGAAGTAGCAGGTTAGTAGAGGAGAAATAAAACAATGGCAAATATAAATGACTTCAAAGCTAAACTTGCAGGCGGTGGCGCTAGAGCCAATCAGTTTAAGGTTACAATGCCTTTCCCTGGTTACGCACAAGTTGGTGGAGAAATAGAAGACTTGGCATTTTTATGTCAGGCGACTTCAATTCCGGCAATGAATATGGGACTTGTTAACGTTCCTTTCAGAGGTAGAAATATCAAAATCGCAGGTGATAGAACATTTGATGAATGGTCTGTAACTTGTTACAATGATACTAACTTCAAGTTGAGAAATGCTTTCGAAAGATGGCAAAATGGTATCAATAATATGTCTGATAACGAAGGATTATCTAATCCAGTTGATTATCAAGTAGATGCATTCATTGATCATTTAGACAGAAACGGTAATACAGTTAAATCTTACACTTTAAGAGGGGCATTCCCAACAAGTATAGGAGCAATTGATTTAGATTACGAAGAAAAGACTTCAATCGAGACTTTTCCAGTAGTTTTCAATTACCAATTCTTTGAAACAAACACTACAACTTAATACTTTTAGGGGGGCGTAAAAACCCCCCTTTTAAAAGTCTTATAAGTAATAGTAGAAGGAGATTATTATGGCAGAACTATTTGGCTTTAGTATTACTAAGGCTACAAAAAAAGCAGATCCAAAACAAAGTTTTACAACAACACAGGCGGATGACGGTACTCAAACTGTTGCGGCTGGTGGTTATTTTGGACAGTACCTTGATATGGAGGGTACAGCAAAGAGTGAGGCGGATTTAATTCGTAGATACAGAGAAGTAGCATTACACCCAGAGTGTGATATGGCGATTGAGGATATTATTAATGAAGCTATTGTCGCTAATGAATTAAGAGACGCAGTGAGAGTAAATGTAATTGATTTACCCTATGGTAAAGAAGTTAGAAGAAAAATAGAAGACGAATTTAAAAATGTATTAAAATTGTTAAACTTTAATACAAAAGGCCACGACATCTTTAGAAGATGGTATGTAGATGGCAGAATGTTTTATCACAAAATTATTGATAGAGAATCACCAATAAAAGGTATTACTGAATTAAAGTATATTGATCCTCGTAAAATTAAAAAGATTAGAGAGATCAGAAAGAAAAGACCTGATGGAGTTGTTCCACATGGACTTTCAGTTGTTGATGAATTTGTTGAATACTTTGTTTATAATGAAAAAGGTGTTTCAGGTCAAACTTCAGGTGCTGGTATAAAAATTGCTACAGATACTATCGCATTTTGTCCATCAGGATTAATAGATCAAAATAAAAATATGGTACTGTCTTATTTACATAAGGCAATTAAACCAGTTAATCAATTAAGAATGATTGAAGACGCTGCTGTTATTTACAGAATAGCAAGAGCGCCTGAAAGAAGAATATTCAAAATTGATGTAGGTAATTTACCTAAAATAAAAGCAGAGCAATACCTAAGAGATGTTATGGCAAGATACAGAAACAAACTTGTATATGACGCTGCTACAGGTGAGATTAAAGATGATAGAAACTACATGTCTATGCTTGAAGACTTTTGGTTACCAAGCAGAGAAGGTGGTAGAGGAACAGACATCACTACATTACCTGGTGGTCAAAACTTAGGAGAAATTACTGATATAGAATACTTTAGAAGTAAATTATATCGTTCTTTAAATGTTCCAATAAGTAGATTGGAAAGTTCTTCAGGTTTCAATATGGGTAGATCATCTGAAATTACAAGAGATGAGTTAAAATTTACTAAATTTGTTCAAAGATTAAGAAAGAAATTTACTGAATTGTTTAACGACATAATGAGAACACAGTTAATTTTAAAAGGTATCATAAATGAAGATGACTGGCATACAGTTAGAGATCATTTACAATATGATTTCTTGCAAGATGGACACTTTGCTGAATTAAAACAAACAGAAATGTTAAGAGAGAGACTAGCATTAGCAAACGAGATGAGAGATTACATTGGTAAATTCTTTTCAGTTGAATATGTTAGAAAAAATGTACTTAAACAAAACGATAGGGAAATTGAGACAATGGATAAACAAATCAAAAATGAAATTGATGATGGAATTATTGCTAGTCCTACTGCTCAATCAACCGATACAGAAAACTTATAATAGGAGATATGAAAAATGAGTGAAATAAACGACAATACAAAAAACTTTATAGATCAATTAGAAGCAGGTGAAAATTCAGACGCTGGTGAAGCATTTAAAGACGCTTTAAGAGATAAGGTTGCCAGTTCATTAGATAACGCTAGAAAAGATATAGCGGCTAATATATTTGCTGCTAACAGTGTTCAACCTCACAGTGACCCTAAACCGGTTATTGCTGATACAGGAACATTTAATCCAGATGGTTCTATTTCATCTACAAATGATGGAGAAGCACAGATTGATTTAACACAAGATGGCACGGCAGATACAATGGTCGGAGTTGATGTTGGTAATGCAAGTCAGTAAATTAGTTGAAGATAAAACTTTGATTGATTCAAAGAGTTTTAAAGAGTTATCGCCATTGATGAAAGAGGCAATCGGCGATATCTTTAAGATGATAGAATTAGAAACAGGTAATATTATAGAAAAGTTTGAGAACTCTATTGAGAAAGTATCAAACCATCATAATATTAACAGAGAAGAAATAGATAGTTATTTTAATAAAGAAGTATTAGAACAATTAGGAGAATAAGTGTGGCGTGGGTGAAGATTAAAGGTTCAAATGAAAAGTATCAATATGGAAATACCGCTCCAGGTCGTAGTACATATAAGAATTCTGCTCGTGGTGATAACTCGGTTATTTCTGGTGGTATAAGAACTTTTACTAAACCAGGAACTAATCAGACAATACAGATTTATATTAGATGTAGAGAAACCGATACAAGAAAAGAAGTTGGTGAGTTATCAAAAACTTACTATGATAGTAAAATATAATGACTATTACAACTACAAAATTGGTAGACACTACAGCTCATATTATTGTTAATTCAAATGGTGTTGGCTCTGAAACAGATCAACTACTAGTTGATGTTGTTAATTCAAAT